CTCCAGGTGCGGCGGCGGGTACGGTAAAGGCAGGTTTAGGTGGTGCGGTGAAAACAGCAGCGATGCAGGGTGCAAGGGGAGGTGCGATAGGACTAGGTGCTTATCAGACTGGACAAGCATTACAAGAAGATAAGCCTTTTAGTCAGGTCGCTTACGAAGGATTGAAGGGTGCCACTCTCGGTGCGGGTACTGGTGCGGTATTGGGTGCAGGGATAGGGGCTGCAAGCTATGGTGTTCAGAAGGGAATAGGGATGGCCACTAAAGCTGGATCAAAATTAAAAGATAAAGCAACCTCTGATCTAGAGGGAAAGTACAATGAGATATTTACAGGAACAAAGGCTGGCACAAAGAAATTAGATAAATCATTGAGTCGTGGCAAGGACCCAGCAAAGTTTTTGGCAGAACACGGATATATTGTAGATGTAGAAAATGGGAAAGTGATGAGTACAGGACTCGTAGATAGGATGAAACAAGACGTACAACCATTAGAGGATGTATTAGACGAGATTTTAAAGGCTAAAGATGCTAGGATGGCTACTAGTCAGAGAATTAATTTACCCAAGCTGGCCGCACAGGTAAAAAAATCACTTACGACTGATTTTAACAAGGCCAGTGGCGAATTAAGCAAGATGTATGCAATGGTTGACGATGTGGTTGGTGAACTAAGGATTCAGTATGGGGACGATGTAGGTCTATCTACATTGAATCAAATTAAGCGTGGTCAATGGGGTCAAACAGGTTTTGACTTAACAAAGCCCAAATATAGTAGCGAAGTATCCTATAAAATTGGTAGTGCTGCTAAAAAGGCTATCGAGGATGCTGTCAGTGAAGCGGATATAAAACAACTTAATAATTATATTGGTGATTATTTCAATTCAATTACATTACTTAATCAGGTAAACGGTAACGCAATTAAGGGGGGTAGGCTAGGTAAGTATTTTGCTAGAACATTAGGAGCAGTAGCGGGGGCTAAGGCTGGACCAATTGGGTCATTGGCGGGAGCAGTAACTGGCGACACAGTCGCTAATATAATGCAAAACAATTACATCTCAAACCCTATAAAGAGGATGTTACTGCAACGAATAATGCGACAAACAGGCATAAATAGCCCAATTTACCAAGCAGCACAAGAAGCGTTAAAAGAATTAACTAAAGTACCTCTGTTACCAGCAGGACGAGGCATCAATCAAGCGGGTAGGGTTATAAACAATAATCCGATTAACTTACCTTCCAAACTACCTAATTATGGAGACGAAGCGGCTTTTAAAGGTAAGGGTGCCTTATCAAGAGGGGGAAGCAACGCCAAAGATTTTTTAGAGGGAATGACGGATACTAATATAGGGGCTACTACGAGAAAAATTAATCCCAATATAAGAGATCCTTTAAAAGATACTGGTAGCGCTTATTACAATCGCTTAAATAAATATGAAGCACAGTACTTGAAAGAAGTTAGTAGTAAATTGAAAAAGAAGAAGATAAATAAAAATACAGCCAGAAGGGCTGGGAAGTTGTTTGGAGCAGGTATGACGGCCTTAGCTACTTACTTTGGCTCGAAGAAATGATTATTTAAATGAATCTCGCCAAAATGAAACTATGAGTACGGCAAATATTATGCCTAAAATAGCAACCATAATAACTATATTAATTAATTAAATTATACCATGAATGAAGAATTAAATCAAGTAGCCCTAGAGGGGCAAGATGACCCTACTGGGTTTGAGCAAGATATAGTCAGCGATGATCTAACACCAGATGAGGCTGCGGCTTCGTTATCCTTTGCCAATACCTTGGCCGAAGATAGTATGCCACAAGCCCCTGAAAGCCCAGAAATGGCGCAAGGTGAGGCGGAAGGCGAGGAAATGACAGAAACTAAGGGTCAAGAAAAAGAGGCTGATATAGAGGCTCTAGTGGACGCTAAGGTAGAAGAAAAGATGAGCGAATTACGGGAAGAATTAACCTCTGCTTTGGCAGAAGAAGAAACATCTGAAGAAGATGGACAAGAAGAAGATTAAAAAACTATTGGCAGTTCTAAAGCCTGATGCAACGCAGGTTGATTTTGCTGACTTTGATAAGAAGGTAAAAGAATTACAGGACAGCCTAAAAGAGAAGATCCAAGCACAAACCCTAGATGATGTTAGGGGTCAACTTGATAAATTCCAAAAGAAGATTGATTTTGCACCTCTATCTGATTCAGTACAGAGTATTGAGGAAAGCCTAAACACCAAATTAGAGGCAATTTCACAGGCAATAGATGAGGAATTGGCTACCTTAAAGGGGTTGATTGATAGTAAGGATAGCGAAGCAAAGGGTGGCATAACACAAGTAAATGAGAATATAAAGTTATTAGAGGCTGAATACAAGGGATTAGACCTTAGAAAAACTACTGATATAGCAGAACTGAAGGATAGGATTAGTCAATTATCAAGCATCGCAGACACTGCTACACAGGCTATCTCTGGTCTTAAAGATGTACTAGAAGAGTCGCGAGGTGATGTTAATGTCATCAGGGATGACCTACAAGCAATAACCTCTAGCAATATTAATTCCCTTGAAAAGCTAAGACAAGAGTTAAGCAATAGAATTAATAACCTTCGCATTGGTGGTGGTAATCAGAATCGAAACATTGCTATTGGGGGTAATACTAGTGTCTTGTCGAAATATACAGATATTAACATTAAACCTGGAAGTAACGTTACCCTTACTTACAGCAATAATGACACTACTAAATATTTAGATCTTACCATTACAGCAACAGGTGGAAGTAGTGTTGCGGGGACTACTCGCTCGATTAACCGAGAAGCTACAAGTCAAACAATGGGTGGTACTGCTAGTACGGATTACGTTTATATCGCTACCGATGGAATCCTTTTAACCCTACCAACCGCTGTGGGTAATTCTAATTTATATACAGTTAAAAATGTGGCTGCCTCCAGTGTTATGGTTGCTACCACAGGTGGTCAAACAATAGATGGAGATTCAAATATTATATTAAACAATCAATATACCTCAGTTGATATTGTCAATGATGGTAATGATAATTGGAGTATTACCTAATGGCATACATACCAGTACAAAATCAATCAGTTTCAGGAACTGTTGGAGCATCAGTAATTGGATTGCCTCCAGTTAACTTAAACGTTGGTGGTAATCCTGTGACCACATCCAATCCTGTTGCGGTTCAACCACCAGCATCAGGTCATTTAGACGTAATAATTGGAGAGAGTACTAACTCCTCTGTAATTAGTATTTCTAAAGGATCAATAGCTGCTGTTATTGTTGGTGGTAGCATTGCTGCTTCTTTTACACCTCCTGCTAATCAGTCAGTATCAGGAACAGTACAGGCACAACTTCAATCAACCAATGCATCAATTATTACAGTTGGCGGCGCAGCAGGTACACAGTATTCCGAATTCCAAACAGTTCCTTCAGTAACTGGAACTGCTGTCATGTTTAAGAAAACTGCTTCATCCTCTTTGATGAGTGCAGTTACCCCTGATGCGCCTTTACCAATCTTAGCCAACTTCTACCCAGGAACAATTGATTCCTTCGGTCATTTTGTAACAGGCTCGCCTTATAACCAGATTGATGTGCCATTCTTTTCTGGAACTCCAGCTGCATTAGTCACAGTTACTACAGCAGGTGGTGGGTCAGCTATTTCAAGTGTGGGTGGAGCAGTCTTTGCAACAGGTACAGGTGTCACAGCTAATGCCAGAGGTGTAACCAATCAAACAATCGCTTACCGAGGCGGTTCCGAAGTCTATGCCTTTATTACTGCTGCTTTTACTACTCCAACGGATGCAAATTCATTCCAGCGTGCAGGGCTATATAACGACCAAGATGGTTTCTTCTTCGGTTATGAAGGAACCAGTTTTGGAGTCACAGTAAGAAATAACGCAGCAGACGTTACGGTCGCTGCGGCAAACTTCAATAAAGATACTTTAACAGGCGGTGCTAACTCACTCTTTACTCGTGACGGTAAGCCAGAAGCAATTGATTATACAAAGTTAAATGTTTATCGCATTAGATTTGGCTGGCTCGGAGCAGCTCCTATTGAATATGAAGTTTTGTCGCCAGACGGACAATGGGTTACATTCCACGTAGTTAGAGAGCCTAATTTGTATTCAGTACCAAGTATTGAAAACCCAAATCTACCAGTTACAATGCACGTCTCTAAGACAGGGGCTGATGCAACTGATCTAAAAATCTTAACTGGTTGTTGGGCAGCTGGTACTACCACAGCTCTATCTAAAATCGGTGATACAACTATTACTTCAAGTACCTTAGCTGGCTTAACAAGAGCGGTAATCACTGGAGAAACCACAGCTGGAGGAGGTGGATTTGTAAACGTTAAAGTAAACCCTGCTGGTACTTTAGAAACCAACGCAACTGTTACTCAAAGTGGGACATGGCGTGTTTCTGTTGCTGGAATACCTTCAATCTCTGGAACAGTTAATGTTGGTAATTTCCCAACTACTCAAAATGTTTCAGGTAGCGTTGTTGCATTTCCAACTGGTCAATACACAGTGGTTTCGTCAATCTCTGGCGGTATCTTCCCTGTCAGTGGTTCGGTTGCAGCAACAATTACCAACACTAATGTTAATGTGTCTGGCTCGGTTGTAGCATTTGGCTTTCCAACAAACCAGAATGTATCAGGGTCGGTGGTTGCATTTCAAGGTACTTCCCCTTGGATCACAGTACCCACAAGTGGTTCAGTAATTGCTAATCAAGGTGGAACTCGCATTACTTCCTTAGTTTCAACAGTTCCTTCTAGCGTTATAGTTGGCGCATCAATATTCGGTACAGTACCTGTAACACAGGTTACTTCACCGTGGCTTACAGTACCTACGAGTGGATCTGTAACAGCCCTACAAGGTGGTACAGTCATTACTTCGTTAGTTAGTACAGTTCCTTCAAGTGTTATTGTTGGTACTTCTATCTTTGGTCAACTTCCAGCAGGAACGGCAGTACTGGGTTCGGTTGCAACTTTACAAGGTACTAATCCTTGGATCACTGTGCCGACCAGTGGTTCTGTAACTGCTTTGCAGGGAGGCACACGCATTACTTCAGTTGTTGGTTCAATTCCTTCCAGCTTATTAACTGGTAGTTATGGTCAAAGAAATGATGCAGTAGCTTCATTCTTGGGTGGTAATTTAACGTGGACACCAAAATCTACAGATTCTGCTGGAAGAACATTAACCAAACCATTCGCACCAGAAGAAGCTAGGGTTGAAGGTTATCATTCAGTAGTAAGTACTTCGGTAACTACATTAGTAGCTGCGGCAGGGGCAGGATTAAGAAATTACATTACAGACGTTGTCATCGCTAATACAGGAGCTACTACTACTTTAATTACATTTAGGTCGGGTGGTGGTACTTCTGTTCTTGGATATGGTATCGCACCTGCTGGTGGGGGTTCTAATATGCTTGGGTTTGCAACTCCAATGCGTACCCTAGCTAATGAAACATTCGATTTTCAACCGACCTCTGCTTCGTCAATTCTTTATGTAAAGGTTTCAGGATTTAAAGCACCGTAATGGCATTCCCAACAGTAGTAAGTACAAATACTTCCGTTCAATCACCAGCGGGAACTTCACATACAGTTAATCTACCTGGCAGTATCGTGGCGGGAAACCTCTTATTAATCTTTTTTGCTACAGCTGATATACCTACAATCACCACACCTGCTAACTGGAATCTCTTGCGCAACAAACAAGAAACTACTGGTGCAACCTCCCAACAGTCAATTTTCTATAAGGTTGCTACAGGATCAGAAGGAGCCACAGTTACAATTACAACGGGCACATCTTTTCGGTCTGCTCATGCTACCTATCAAATATCTGGGTATTCAGGCAACCCTGAGGCGTCTGCTGGTGCATCTGGTATCTCAGGTAATCCAGACCCTGATTCATTAACTCCATCTGGCGGAGCTAAAGACTATCTTTGGATTGCTAGTGGAACTTGTCGTAGTCAAACCTTTTCAGGTGCACCTACGAGTTACACCAATCTTTTAACAGCAGCAACCTCTTCACAGGTGGCAGTTGGAACAGCAGGAAGAGAGTTAAATGCAACCTCAACAGACCCAGGTAATTTTACTATCACAGCCAGTAATGAATGGACAGGGGTAACAGTTGCTATATCTCCAACTGCTAGTGCTACAAAATTATTAACTTTATTAGGCGCAGGAGTATGAGCGAAGAACAGATTACTAAGATACTGAAACACTTAGAGAGACAGGATAGGGCGATAGCAGATTTGTCCAATCTTGGTAATGAATTGAAAACAGAGATAAAGGAAATTAACGAAAGAATTAATCCAGTGGTAGAGCTTCTACACGATGCATCAGGGTTTAAAAAGGTCAGCGTAGCATTTATTAAGGGTGTATTGCTTTTTGGTAGCGGTGTTGGTGTTATCTACGCATTCGTTAACTGGATAAGGAACTGAAATGAAGATACCTAAATCGCTAAAATCTCAGGGTATAGTCTGGGTGGTTAGGTACAATGATGACATAGAGCCTTTAGGCGTAACAGACTATGATAAAAAAGAAATAGTGATAAGAAAATCACTACCCCAAGAATTAAAAGAAGCAACCTTTTTGCATGAGATATTCCATACTTTTAATACTACAGTTGACCATGCATTGGTCGATTCCCTTGCTATGCAACTTTATCAAACATTAAAAGAAAATAAGTTAATTAAATGAACGAAGAAATAGGATTTGGAGCGTTACCTGACCTACCAGATAGTCGGGACTATATTGCAGAAATACCCATGGGTGCTGTTAGCGTTGATTGGGATGTTGAGTATCGGTTACCAGAACCACCAACCTTTGACCAAAGATCTAGCGATTCATGCGTAGCTTGTGCATGGAGTTATTATCATTGGCAGTTAACTGGTAAAACATTTTCTAAGAGAGATTTATTCTGTCGAATATTCCAGCAGTACGGAGCGTATATCAGAGATGGTGGATTAAAGCTAATTAAAGAGGGACAGGCGGACAATAAAGAAGTTAAAGACCCAAGCCGACCAACCATGCAAAATATGCGAGATAGCTCTGGTACAAAAGAGGAGTTTAGGGTAGATGATATACAGTCTAATAGCTTTAAATTACAAGACCAAACCATAGACGGAGTGGCATGGGGCATCAAAGAATACAAGGGGGTCGTGTTTGGGGTAGTGGGTAGTAATGAGGGTTGGCAAGATAAATTGAATCCTAGACCGCCAATGCTAGGAGAGAAAACATGGGGTCACGCATTATACGCTTTCGGTTATCACAAGCATGACGGAGTAAAGTGTATTATCGCAAAGTCCAGCTGGAGTGCGACCAATGAACATCATATTAAAGAGAATTATTTTCAGGCACTAGATGCAACTTTTAGTGCGTGGACATTAATTCCAAAGGAGCAACAAATGGATAATGAGTTTGTTCAGACCATTAATAATAAGGGAAAAGTAGGGGTAGTTATCTATGCCGATACGGTGGATAATTACAAGTTTTTGTGTAAAACATACTTACTTGAGCCAAAAATTAAGCCTGACGGATCAATCGAAACCGACTTGACCGTATAGTATAATATAAGTGAAATATTAATCGCTGGAAAACTGTCTGGGAGGGCGGATTAGAGGGATGATTCTGGCAACTAAAAGCGAAAAGGGCTGTAATCATAGAACGCTTCAAACGAGTTCTCTTGTTACTAGCTTTAACATATTGGCTCTTACCTCAACCAATAGAGGCTCAGGAAAAATATGAATTTATTTATCTAGACAATCAGGTTGTCAGCTTGCATGACGAATCTAGTGTCTTGGAGGGGGATAGGGCTGTTGCAGAACAACTCTATCAACAATGGCTTATAAAGCCAAAAACCCAATTATTAAAGAAGCCTGCAGATTATAATCCTTGTTCGTGTGTATCATATGCAAGGTGGCGATCAGGAATAAATGTCGGCTCAATCGGTGTAGCTCGGAATCATCCAGTTAATAGCCACACTCCAAGTATCGGAGCAATCGCTATAACTTATGAGAGTAGTGCTGGACACCTAAGTTATATAGTTGATATGGATGATACATACATCTATGTCGATGAAGCTAATTACACAAGGTGTAGAGTAACCTACCGAAGAGCAATACCAATCAATTCTAAGTTGATTAAAGGCTATTACAAATGAATAAATTTCTAGCTTCGAGTACGGATCCGAAGCAACTATCCCTAACTATTAAGGGAGCTTTAGTGTTAATCATTCCTTTAGCGTCAGTATTGATTAAATACTTTGGTGGAACAATAGATGACAGAGAATTAGAACAGATTGTTGATATAATTGCGGATATTGCTTTCTTTGCAGGTTCGATAGTATCACTCCTTGCTATGTTTGCTGGTGCTATCCGTAAGATTTCTAACTCATTTAAATAGGTTAAGCCACTCTTTTAGAGTGGTTTTCTTATGCCTTTTCTCAAGTCCTCGTAAATCGACTATATCCGCCTCGTGCCGATACAGCGTAGTGGCCAAATTGAGGAAAGGGACAAGAGATGCCTTGCTTCGGGTTCGCCCAGCCTTGGTCACTTTGTTTCGGTGGTGTTCATTTGGCGAACCCCAAGGAGGGTAACTCTTTACCAATCCAAAGGGGGAATTAGATATGCGTAGACCAAAAAGTAGGCATGGGTTTTGTTGCGCTTGCATTCGTATCAGAGTGCTGGAAGCTCATCACTGCGTGCCACAGAGAGTAGAGAAGGCAACCACAACGTCAGAGATGCTTCATCTTTGCACTAAATGTCATCTTGAATTACATAGAGATTGGATAGACCCGCTTGGGAAACAGCCTCGGGAGGTATATATCGAAACAACCAGACAATTCCTCTGGGAAAAAAGGAATTAAGGAGTATTAATGATCAAACGAAACCATCAAAAGGAGTTTGACTATGACAAAAAGCTCATTGAGCGAGAGTCTAAGTCAAAACTGCTTACTAAGAAGTACAGGGAAGCCTTGAGAATGATTAAGGCTTTAGAGCGTCAGAACCGACTAATCAGTGGTTTGAAGTCAACAGTTCAGACTGCTAAAATCTCCCCTAAAAAAGGAGTTGGAACATCTGAAGCAACTTGTATTTGGGTGGCTTCGGACTGGCACGTTGAAGAAAACGTGAACCCAGAGGTCATTAACGGCCTGAACAAATACAACATGGCTATTGCCAAAGAGCGAGCAGAAAACTTCTTTACAAGTGGTTTAAAGCTCACTAATATCTTGGCAAGAGACGTAGAAATCTCGACAATCGTTATTGCTTTGCTGGGAGATTTTTTCAGCAATGACATTCACGATGAACTTATGGAGATTAACGAGGTTGAGCCACTCCACGCAGCGATTTACGCCCAGAACTTAATTGCATCTGGCATTCAATACATACTAGACAACAGCGAGTACAATATCGTTGTTCCGTGCCACAGCGGTAACCATGGTCGCACGACCAAGACTACCCGCTTTGCCACAGAAAACGGTCATAGCTTGGAGTTTTTTATGTATAACTTTCTCTCCGACCACTTCCGAGATAATAAGCGAGTGAAGTTCATCATCGCTGGTGGGCAACACAGCTACCTTGATATTTATGGTTACAAGATTCGTTTCTTGCATGGCCATAGTGTCAAGTATCAAGGCGGTGTCGGTGGTTTAACCATACCTGTTAATAAGGCAATCGCTCAGTGGGACACCGCTGAAAAAGCGTACTTAACTGTAATGGGACACTTCCACCAGTTTTTTGATGGTGGGAATTTTATCACCAATGGGTCAATGATTGGGTATAACGCCTATGCGTTAAGCATTAAGGCAAAGTTTGAAAAACCCAAACAGGCTCTTTTCTTGATTGATAAAAAGAGAGGGAAGACAGCAGTTTGGCCAATCTTGTTCGACTAGATCTAGACACGCCTGCAGGGTGCTAGTAGTGGTGGGGAGATTACTTCAAACCACCACGCCAATTAGGAGGTAGTATGAAACTTTTTTTCTTGGCATTCCTGCAATTGTTTCTATTGACGGTTCAATCAAGATTCGCCAATAGATGCCAGTATGTGGGAATGGCGTTCACTAATATCGCTGTTGGTATCTGTTACTTTTCCATCTTCCATGAGTTGATGAAAGCAATGGAGGAAACCAATGGCGTTTACTTTTACGTTGCAGGTACAACCTGCGGATCACTGCTCGGAGCTTATGTTCACAATAAGTGGTCAAGGAAGAAAATGGAATGAAAGACGAAGATAAGGATATGTTTGTACTTGTTGTGCTTCTCTTTCTTCTGTCGTTTCTAAATTGGTACTGCTAAGGAGGTTATGATGAAAGCTTTATTCAGAAAGGTTATGGCAGTTCGCCGACCTGTTGTGTTTAGAGCGAGGCACTTGCTCTATGGATGGGTATTCCCAGAAATTGAGGGCGGTGCGATATTCATCAACCTCTCTCGTCATGGTTTGGAAGATCCAGTGATGACTTATCTACACGAGTGCCTACATTGTATCTACCCAGATAAAACAGAAGAAGAAATTATTTCTCTAACTGACAAGGTTTGGTACTCATTGACATCCCATGAAAGATTCTTGCTAAGTAAGAAATTATTTAACAGGAAATGGAAAACGGAGGAGCTATGAATGTTGAAATGAAATACTTAGTTCGTGGCTTTATTCGCTGGCTGATGCTTATTGGGATTGGTTTAAATCTCATTGTATGGACAGCGATTATCGCTCGTTGTCAACATCGAACTCTTCATACCGATCAAGACGAATGGGAAAGTTCCATTAGAGTTAAGATTGTCACTGCCACAAGCAGAGACGATAACTTGGTTTACTGGAAAAAGAGCAAGAAATTCGAGGTCGTTATGTCGAGCTTCGGTTACGATAAAGACACCAGATTCTCAGATTTTGAAATCGGCAAGTGCTATCAGGTATTCTACTGCGAGAAACACTTGATGAGTTATATCTGGGATAGGATAGACAAGAAATACTGCGGAGGTTAATATGCCTATTGTGGACTTGGTTGCAATTCCTTGCAAAAGATGTGAAAAGGGGTTCATGTATAAGTCCACTTTAGAGGACAATTATGGAAACCCTGCTGCTTTTGCACTCGTTTATAGTTACCACAAGAACTCTATTGTCTTTCAGGGACTTTGTGATTTTTGTGGTCAAGAGTTTAGAATCTCTTGGATATTGGAAACTTTACTTCATTATCCAAAAGCCGACTAACCCGCCAGAACCCTTCCGTATCTACACATACCTAAATTGGCTACCCCTAGCCGACTAAAAGACCGACAGCTTCTCCAGCTAATCGGTCTCTTTTTTTAAATCACTCTCCCACCAGCTAGAACCATAAAGATTAAGATACTAGCTAGGATTAAACCCATTAAGATTATTGGTATGTATGTCATCGGAACTCATTAGTTAATACTTTGTATCTGCGGTTTAAATTGGCTTTAAAGGCCTTCAATTGTCTGATACGCCTCTCGATAGCCTTTTGCTCCTTAAACTCGTCTGTGAGGGCTAATTTTCGCTTTCCAGCGGCGTCTGAACCCCACTTGTCTGCTAAGTCATCATACAAAACAGCCACTACTTGGTCAGCTTCCGCAAGGCGTTCCTCAAAGTCTCCTATAAATCCAGCCACCCAAAAGATAAGTTCATCCACCTCTCTGTAGTCAGCAAGATTAGTTGGGTCTTGCATCTTTTCTAATACTTGTTTAAATGTCATCAAAAGTCTCCTCATAGAAGTTGTCTTTATCGACACCCATTAAACCACAATGACAATGTTCGTATCCATCCCACCGCTCCCAAGATTTTCGGTGGTAACCTCTTTTACACATAAAATCATCCCACCTCATGGAGATATTGTCTATCCACCATTCTTCAAATTTTTCATTCATAAAAAATTTAACATTCTGCCTAGTTTTTTCTTCAAGGCGTTATATTCTTTTTGATCTACTAACTCAATTTTAATATCAGGGTAATGTTTTTCCATTCTGCGGAGTTTGAGTGTTCCTTGTCTATAGCCCTTAATTTCAACCAGATAAAAAGTGTCGTCATTTCTAGTAACCTTGAAGTCTGGTAAGTACCCATTGCCTAGTGGGTGTCCGTCTTTAGCATAAAAATAGTATCTTGGTCTTGGCTCGTATTCCCAATTCTTAATTTCTCCTTGTTGTTTCAACCATTCCAAGTAGAAGGCGTAATTGATTTCCCATGTGGATCTAAAGGTTATTGGCTTACCCTCTTCAAACTCGTGTGTATGCCTTAGTATATTGTCCCACATTGCTACCATAGACCTTTCCTTTCTGTCTTATTTTGTGTACCCCACTTATCGAGAAAGTCTTTTACATTGTCTGTAATCTCTGCTTTACTGCTCCATTTATAGCCTATAATAGCGTTGTTTTTCATTATATGCTTCACTTCTGGTGACTCACTGGGTCTTAGGATTCTCTCTGCTGTCGCTGTTTTGTAACCCCATTGCTTGCATAGAAAGGCTAAATCATCCAGTGACATTGATTCGTGTTCTTTTAGATAGTTGTGTAGTTTTGTTTTTAATCCCATATATTTGGATTAGAATGGTATATCTGAGGTGTCAATTTGATAGTCCTCTGCTTGTAGTTCTTCTTTCTCGGTTTTGCTGTGTCCATAAACAACTATCTCGGCAAGCCTTTTGGCTGGAGTAGCTTGAAGCATAGCCTCTTGAATGCTCTTGCCAGACTGGATATATGCCTGTAAGAACAGAGATTGGCATTTACCTACGTTCTCTCTGTCATAATCCCTACCAGACGCAAAATTTGGCACGCTGTGGGGTGTTTCTAGGGAAAGTGGGGCTTGGTCTAGCTTAGGTCTTTGAGCAGGCTTAAATTGGCAAAATTCGCCATTTGGACCCTTTACCTCACAGGCATAGAAAGCCTTATAGGGTTGCCCTGTTTTTTTACTGACTCCTGCTGGCCTTACAGCCATTTCTGTGTTGTGAATTTCGCAAATCATATTATTAGTTATTTTAATTATAGGATGCCTTCTCGCATCATTTCTTCAGTATGAGTCTGGTCGCTAGACCATTCATCGTGGGTATCTTCGTCGAAATCATCGCCAAACATACGGGCAATATTCTCGACTTGGTTCCTTCGTTCTACTGTACCATCAAATCCGTAGTAATCGTTGATCTGCTCAATCGTTAGATTTTGAGCTTCTTCGTGCCTATTATCGGCATCGAAAAGTGTATCGTAGGTGTTCATTTTAAGTGCCTTTTGTATGCTAGATTCTTATACGCTGACCAAGGTTTGAAGCCTTGTGCCTTGTAAAGATTGTAAGCATAGTTAATGTTAAATTCACAGCTTAATAATTCTTCAGGGTTGGGTCTACCCTCTAAATGTCTAATTTGGAATACTCCATAGCTTTTTCCATACTCTGTACCATTTTTCATAAAGGCTATGTGTCCATCACCTACCGCTTCACAGCGTAGGCCAGATTCTGCTTTGGCTATTGCTAAGGCTGTTTTACAATCCCAGTCTTTAGCACAAATCAGTTTCTCAATAGTAGTTTTAGGTGTTACCTTGGCCACTACGCCAGCCTCCTTGGTTATTTTAATTTTGGGTAGTCTGTGTGGTATGCGTTAGCGAATTGAGTAATCTTATCGCTTAACATACTAGATGCCTGTAAGACAGAGAAGTATAAGCCGATAACTACAAGGGCGAATACTACTACTTTCTTATAGTGACTCTTTATGAAATTCATAGATTCCTTTCGTTAATGATTTAACTATTTGGGTTAAATCAGATAATTTTTATTTTTTGGTTATCAATTTTCTTATGATAATCCTCATGATGTGTTTTACATAACCATTTCACATCATAGGGTTTAGAGTAATCGTCATGATGAGCTTCGCCGATTTCCACACACATGTTCGCACCGCATATCTTTCTAGTAATGTCTCCTCGTATAACTGCTCTATTTAGGGCCTGTCGGGATAAATATTTTTGATGTTCTTCTGGCATCTGGATGAATCTATTTCTCTGATAATCTAAGTTTCTTATCCTCCACTTACGATACGATTCTTTTTGTCTAACTTTCTTTTCTTCTATCGATAACTTGGTTCTCGGTTTCGTGCCTTGTTTTAATCTCCATTTCTTTAGGTATTCTCTATTATATTCCCTCAAACTTTCTTTGTATTTTTGGTATATCTCTCTTCTTGGCATTAAATCATCTTAATATTGTTTTTGTAGGTCTGGTAGGTACTTCACTTAGGTTCAAGGTTTCCCTCTCTCGTTCGCTTTTCCCTACCTTCTGGTGACCTAACTGCCTAAGCAGTAAGTAGTCGGTAAGCCACAAAATTCAGAGATTAATTTGCCGAGTAACAAATTGCTTACCAACTATTTACCACAGACAGGGGTCGGGGCTTAGTGACGCTATCATTCCGTTATAAACTACTCTGATGCTTTCCTAGGGTTAAGCCCCCAACTCTGTCTATGGCTTTTGGATTAATTGTTCAAGGTACAGATTCCAAGGTAGTCGGCTCTTCTTTTTTGCCTTTCTTAACTTTTCCCATGTACTGTCCTCTAATCGGATATTTCTTAGCTTTTTCTTTTCTTCAATCTTCATAGTTTTATTATATACTAAGTATTTACTTTTGTCTATACCTACCTGTGCATAAGTTAATTATCTCGCTTAATTATGAGATAAATTATTCCGATGATAAACTATATCTTTTGGAAAATAGTAAATTGTCTGGCATTGTTGGCATCGGTAAAATTGTGAATAAAAATACTTTCTTTTTAATTTTTTTGCGGTAATTTTGGGAACTTTGACAATCAACTTGCCATTGCATTTGCGACAGATCTTATAATTATGGGTTTTTTTCGGTTTAACAGGAAAGGTAACGACATTACCACAGAATTTACAAGTAGCCTCGATAAAGGAATCTACCTCATTAAATGACCAATTATTCTCAAAACATTTATTGCAATTATACATTTTTCTTTCCCCACCTTTCTTTCAATTTTTTATATGCTTCTAAATTTTCAATATTCTTTCTTTTGTTTTCTTTCTTTTCTTTTGTGTGTAAACCCCGCTTAACTACTTTAGTTAACCCCGCTTTACTACTTTTTGACGAATTTTTAACTAGTAAAGTGGTATTAACTACCCATGTATTCCAATATTTATTGATTTTATAGGCATTTTCGTGCCTACCTGGTAAAGACCGCTTTACTAGTATATTTCTATAAACTAAATTTTTTATTGTTTTTACAATGGTGGGTCTTGAAAGGCTTGTCCCTAATTCGAACTGTGTAAGGCTTACAAAGTCCTCAGTTTTTTGCCATCCGTAGGTTTTACGAATGACAAAAAATATTACTTGATACTCCGAACCTAGTAAACACGCCTTAACTAGTTGTTCAAGTAATTCATTAACAATTTTCGTATGTCCATTTTCAATTTGTAATTTCATATAATATAAAACCCCGTCCAACCTTGCGAGTAGAAACGGGGTATATATTTGTTGCAAGGTTGTTTTGTTTATTTGTTCATTAAACTAACCTAATTTTATACTAGATAAAAATTTTTGTCAAATCGGAGGGGTTGTGGATATCTCATTTGAGGTATTTTCTAAATAGGTTTATAATGAAAGTAACAAACACCACATGAGCAAGAAAGATCAAGTACAGATTAATCCACAGGAAGCTACAAGGTTACTAAATAACTTTTATATTCAAAATGGTCTGAACGCAGACTACAATCGGCTGGTATTAGATTCCCAGCTTTTAAATTATTTCTTAGAGCATACAGGTGATGTAAAGAAAAAAGCTAAGGTTGCCTTTTGTAGCGTAGTCCTAAATCCTCCTTACTGGGAATATACCAAAGATCTAATCGATGGTGCAAGGCAGTTTTTCTTGCCAGGACATGATGTAGATTTCTTTATCTGGTCTGACATTCCTAAAGAAAAGTCTGACATGGAGAAATTAAGGGACAAATTCAAAGCACAAGACCCAAATTGGGATGACAAGCTCTTCATGGAGCAGTTAACAACGCTGAGTGAGTTGGTACATACTAGCACTACAGTTACGGAAACAGAGGGTGTGTCTTGGCCTTACCCAACCCTAATGCGTTATCATCTTTACTTGCAACAAGAAGAAAAGCTTAAAGAATACGATTATGTATTCCACTGTGATGTAGATATGAAGTTTGTCAACGTGGTTGGAGATGAAATACTTGGTAATGGTTTGACTGCAGCCCAGCACCCTATGTACGCACTTAGAAAAGAATACTGGCCACCTTACGAGCCTAACGAAAAGAGCGAAGCCTTTATTAAGCGACCAGGTAAGGTTATTAACGATAATGGCAAGCCTCGCTTTATGCCACTTTATTATGCAGGAGGCTTTCAGGGCGGTAAATCTGCTGACTGGATCAAGGCTATGCGTACAATGAAAAAGATGATTGATACAGATATGACTAATAACTACATTCCTATTTGGAACGAGGAGTCTATTTGGAATAAGTATTTATCAGAGAATACACCAGACGTTGTACTTACCCCTAGTTATATTTACCCAGATAGCTTGATTGCAGAGTATTACGAGAAGATTTGGGGTTGTTCATATCAGCCAAGATTAGTAACCCTAACTAAGAAATTCACAACATCAGCAGAGGGTGGTCAGGCAGTTCAAGAAATGCTTAAAAATATATGATAAATCGTAAACAAATCCCAATCTATTCAGGAGTCGTCAAGTATTTCCCCAACGCTTTAGCAGAAATAGCAAGGGTATCTTTAGCAGGGAATAAACAACACCATGACGGAACACCTCTTCATTGGGATAAATCTAAAAGTAGCGATGAACCAGATGCACTTATGAGGCATCTAACAGACCACGCAAAGGGTATTGAGTTTGACGATGACGGAATGAGGCACTTATCAAAAGTAGCATGGAGAGCCTTAGCTCTCTTAGAAAGGGAATTAACCAAATGATGTTTTCCATAATTATACCCTCGTACAACCAGCAAGAGTATCTTTGTGATGCTATTGATTCTGCACTAGCACAACCTGTTAGTGAGGTAATCGTAATTGATGATGGCTCAACTGATAACTCTCTTGCCATAGCTCGTGGCTACGAGAAACATGGGGTCAAAGTCATTAGCCAAGTTAACAAGGGATTAGCATCTGCTCGCAATACAGGCATTATGAACGCACAGGGGTCGTGGATTTTACCTTTAGACGCAGATGATATATTGCTAGACGAGTGCGTGGAGAAAATCATAGAAACTATCAGTAGATACAGCCCAGACATAGTCAGTGCATCTTTTCGTGAGTTTGGAGTTAGAAACACTAATATTGTGTTAATGGATAACCCAACGATAGAAGATTTTGTCACTGGTAACAGGGTTGGTTATTGTTCAGCAATTAAGAAGTCTATACTGCAAGCAGTGGGTGGCTATTCACCCAGAATGGATAAGGGTTATGAGGATTATCATTTGTGGTTTAACCTTTTATCTCGTGGTTACAGTATAAAGACTATTCCTGAAATGTTATGGCTATATCGGACTAAGGAAGAAAGCATGATAACAGAATCGCAAAAGCATCACAACGAGTTAATGGCTCAAATTAATAAGGACTTTAAATTATGGTAGAAATAGAAAAATTATGGGGTAGGCTTTCTAACAATATGTTTATTTTTGCTGCCCATTATGCAAGATGTGCCGAGAATGGCGACCATTTCTTTGTACAAGATGAAAAGTATTTTGAAAAGTACAAGTATCAAATTAGACAACTGTTTAGCGCGGGAATTGTACCCAACTCAATTGAAAAGACTGCTATACATGTTCGATTAACAGACTATGTTGGCAATTCCTTCTATGTAGATCTTGGACACCATAAGCATTCAGACATGAGTGACAATTACTATGTTAAGGCTATGGCAGAGTTCCCAGCGGATACAAAGTTTTTAATTTTTTCTGATGATGTTGAGAAAGCAAAAACTATGCCAATGTTTCAAGGTGATAGATTTGAATTTTCAGAGGGGAAGACAGCAGTAGAGGATATGAACACAATGGCATCGTGTACAGGTATCATTATTGCAAACAGTTCATTTTCATGGTGGGCTGCATATTTATCACAAGCTAGTAAAATTATTGCTCCTAAGCAGTGGTTCTCAAACCCTGATGACGACCAATATATAGGGATACCAAATACATGGTTGCGTTTGTAACAGGCATTAATGGCCAAACAGGCTCTTATTTAGCAGAGATCCTTCTTGAGAATGGGTATGAGGTACACGGGATGATAAGGCGTGGTTCTACCCATAAGACAGAACGAATTGACCATATTTTAGATAAGATTACTTTCCATATTGGAGACTTAGAGGATGTTAACTCATTAACAAAGATATTACAGGAGGTTCAACCAGACGAAATTTACAACTTCGCTGCAATGTCACAAGTGAGGATTAGTTATGATATTCCAAGTTATACAGGTAAGGTTACTGGTATTGGTTTTGCAAATCTTATTGAGGCTGTGCGCTTGGTATGCTCGCAAGCCAAGGTCTATCAAGCCTCTTCCTCGGAGATGTTTGGTAAGGTATTGGAAGTTCCTCAACGTGAGACCACGCCTTTCTACCCTCGCAGTCCGTATGGTTGTGCCAAGGCATATGCGTTTTATCTTGGACGAGCTTATAGAGAAGGATATGGTCTCAAGGTCTACAATGGTATCCTTTTTAACCACGAGTCTCCAAGACGAGGTGAGGAGTTCTTATCCAAGAAGGTCTGTAAAGCGGTTGCAAGAATTAAGAAAGGCCTCCAAGACAAATTAGAACTAGGAAACCTAGAGGCAAAAAGGGATATTGGTTATGCAAAGGATTACGCTTACTGGATATGGAGAATAATGCAGGGAGAGCCAGATGACTATGTTATTTCAACAGGTGAAACTCACTCAATGGAAGAGTTTGTCGAGGAAGCGTTTGGTCATGCAGGTTTAAACTGGAAGGATTATGTGGTTATCAACGAGGATTTGAAACGCCCAGCAGAAGTTGATTACTTACAGGGGGACTCAACAAAAGCTAAGAAGATGCTCGGTTACGAAGTAAAGACTTCTTTTAAGGAACTTGTAAAAATAATGGTAGATTATGAGCTTGAAAACACCTAAAATATCAATCGCTTGCCCTGTCTATGATATGCCTAATGGCGATTTCTTCATGAAAAGACTAATTAAAAGCCTTGAACAGCAGACTTTTACAGATTTTGAATTAGTTATTACGCAGGAAGGCAAAATGGCAGAAAACACTAACGCGGCTATAAAGAAAAGTAGGGGTGAGTTGATTAAAATCCTCTATATGGACGACTATTTAGCACACCCTGATGCTCTTAAGAATATTGTTGATAACTTTGCAGGAAGGTGGCTTGTTACAGGTTGTAATCATGACAATGGTATAGAGATTTTTAACCCCCATATACCTTATTGGAATCCAGAAATGGTCAAGGGTGCTAATACTATTGGATCACCCTCTGTACTGACAATAAAAAATGAAGATCCTCTATTGTTTGATGAGACGATGACATGGCTGCTTGATTGCCATTATTATAACCAAATGTATCAGAAATATGGAGTACCAATTTTTCTTAATAGTATAGATGTAACGATTGGACTTGGACCCCATCAGATGACTAACATTTTGACTGAAGAGGAAAAAGAGAGGGAACGTAATTATTTAGCAAATATATATGACAAAAATTTCTTTAACACAAAATAAGCACGCATTGATTGATGACTCTGATGTAGATATGGTCGGCAAGTATAAATGGAACTATACCTCGCACGGATATGCTGAAACTCGGATAGAAGGCAAGTTGGTTCGTATGCATCGTTTGATTATGTCCGCCCCTAGAGGCGTATTGGTCGATCATATTAATATGAATGGTATAGACAATCGAAAATCAAATCTTAGGCTGTGTACTAAATCGGAAAACATGAGAAATAGAAATAAGACCAAATTGAACACATCAGGGTATAAAGGGGTCGTTTGGGATAAAGTTAACAAAAAATGGAGGTCACAGATAAGAATGGACGGTAAAAATTATAATATCGGACGATTTCTCTTGAAAAGAGATGCTGTCATGGCCTATAACAATAAAGCTAAGGAATTTTTTGGACAATTTGCAAGATTAAATAATATATAAAAATATGCGAAGAGTAAATTTACTCCAACCAACTTTTGACGACCAGACTCTAGAGGAGTTAATGGCTGTGATGAAGTCTGGCTGGGTGGGCTTTGGCTCAAAGACAATTGAGTTTGAAGAAAAGTTTGCAGAATATGTGGGTGCTAAGTATGCAATAGCAACTAACAGTGCCACTTCTGCACTAGATTTGTGTTTAAAGGTTTACGATATTAATGGGGGTGAGTTAATCACACCTGCTTTTACTTTCGTGTCCGATGCAATTGTCGGAGAGTGGAATGGCATGGGTGTAACTTTTGCAGATATTAATCCTCGAACATTTTGTATTGACCCAGAGAGCCTTGTGTTAAGCAAGGACACAAAGGCCATTATAGCAGTTGATTGTCATGGACGACTGGCTGATATTGATGGTATCCGCGCTAAATGCAATGAGGCTGGCATTAAACCCTTGATAATTGAAGATGCGGCTCATGCTATGTACACACCAGGGGTAGGTAAGGGTGATATTGTTGTTTGGAGCTTCCAAGCGGTAAAAAGCCTCCCTATTTTTGATGGTGGAATGATTACTACTAATGACGAAGAAGTTTACAAAAAGTTAAGACCTATGACATGGCTGGGTGTGGAGAAGCTAACCTATGAGCGAGTACAGGGCGGTAAATATACATGGGATTATGATGTCAAAATCGGTAATGGTATTAAGGCTTACATGACAGATGTGCAGGCGGTCTTGGGTATTGGACAGATGAGGAGACTAGAAGAAACGAATGCACGCAGAAGAGAGATACAGGATAAATACAACAAGGCGTTCTCTGGCTATGATTGGTTTGTAGCCCCTGAATATAGCCATACAGTACAGTACTATACGCCAGAATGGGCGGGTGATAGAGACGCCTTATCACAATTTTTAGGGGAGAATGGTATCCATACCTCTGTACACTTTAAACCAATATCAGAGTTTACTTATTGGAAAAAGGCCAAGAAGAGACCACTGCCACAGCAGGACAGTGTGTGGTTAAGATTATTAAGCCTTCCTGTACATAATGCCCTTACAGATGAGGAGCAGGACTATGTGATAGAGAAGGTTAAGGAGTTCTACAATGAAGATTCTAGTAACAGGTAGTAGGGGCTATATAGGCACTAAACTGTGCGAACAATTAGAAGCAGAGGGTCATGAGGTTATTGGTTGTGATATTAAATCTCGTACTGCTATTGAGGACACTTATTACGAGGGGATAGAGCTTATCTATCACTTAGCTGCACAAACAGATGTCCAATACTCTAGAACTCATGCGCTGGAGGATGCAGAGTATAACATCATCTTAACTCTTAAATTACTTGATAAGTACCCTAATGTTCGGATTATCTATCCTGCTAGTGCAGCGTCTTTGACAATTAACTCGCCTTATGGTCTTTCCAAGAGGGTAGCACAAGAGTATATCCAGCTACTTAGAAATGATTATGTTATCTGTACCTTAGGAAATATTTGGGGTAAGGGTGGACATGGAGCTATTGACCACTTTATGCAGGCAGATGTTATTAGGGTTAATGGCGATGGCTCACAGACTCGTTCGATAATCCATGTTGATGACGTTGTAAGAGGTTTAATACTGGCAAAGGATTGGGAAACAGGTGTGTACTCATTAGGTGGTAACGATATGGCGTTAAAAGAGATTGCAGAAAAGATAAGTGCAGATCGTGGTGTTCCAGTTGAGTACGACCTTGATTATGACCCTAAAATTAATGGTGAGGTTTATGCGGCTGTAATACCGAATACTACTCCTAACTGGCAAGCGGAGATAAAACTTTGAAATTACCACAGGTAACATTAATAGCTGTATCAGGTATTGGATACGATTCAGAGGGACACAAGAAAGCATTTGAAAAGTCTTGTAGGAATATAGATTTTGGTGCGGTTAAGCATATAGAGTTAGGTGAGATTAAGGATATTGATACTTGGAATAAGGCGGTTATATATGAGTTACCCAAATATGTGGAAACAGATTTTGCATTATTAATACACCCAGATGGTTATGTAGTGAATGCAGACTGCTGGGATGATAATTGGTTAAATTATGATTACATCGGAAGCCCATGGCCAGAGCCACAAGATACGTTCTCCTATCGTGACGTCAAAGGTGAAATCCAACGTGTCGGTAACAGCGTATCCCTTAGGAGTAAAAGACTTCTCGATGTGGCGAACAAACGTAACTTGGAGTGGAAACCCTTTTATGGTTACTACAACGAGGACGGATTCATCTGCGTCAACTATCGCCATATATACGAAGAAGAGGGCTGTAGATTCGCTCCACTGGAGGAGGCGGTAAGGTTTGGTAAAGAGTGGGATATACCAGAGAATAGAAATATTAATAAGACGTTTGTCTTTCATTCAACACAATGATATACGGGATTATTCATAAGGGGTCAGGGTTGGGAAACCAACTCCACAGATATGTGGCAACAAGGGTACTTGCCCTTGATAATGGGTATGATTTTGGTTTTGTAGCACCAGGGTTATTTAAGGGTATATCTTTTATGAAACCACAGATGGGTACTGTCTATGAGGAGTATGCAGATATCCCTTATACCATTGAAGAGCCAGCAGGTAAGGTTGTTGCTAAGAGTGATATACCCTTATGGGTAGAGGGAACAGACTATTATAACCCAGAGTTTAATTTTATTAGTGATAATACAATAATTGATGGCGAATTTCAGGACGAAAGATACTTTGGACACAGACTGCCAGAGATAAGAGAATGGCTTAAAACAGAGTATATGGATATGCCAGACGACTTATGTGTTATAGGCTTTAGAGGTGGTGAGTTCGCCATTTACCCAGATTTATTCTTAACACCTAGTTACTGGCTTGAGGCTATCTCAATTATGAAAGGTATAAACCCTAAGATGAGATTTGAAGTCCATACAGACGACCCAGGCATGGCTAAAAGGTTTTTCCCAGAATATAAAATCATTCATGATATAAGCATTAACTGGAGATCAATAAGATATGCGAAATATAGTATTATCGCTAATTCTAGTTTCTATATACTCCCTTCACTACTTAACGACAAGGCAGAGAAGATAATAGCACCTAGATATTGGGCGAGAAGAAACACTGCGGTATGGTCGATGCCACAGAATTATTACAAGAAATTCCATTACATTTAATGAAGTATGTTCTTAGTCGTTATAATCACAATGTTGCTTGGGTTTCTGGCTACTCTGATGATGTTGTTATTTATGATAGAAGCGAACAGCCATTACCGAATACCATTGTGGTTGCTAATGTCGGCAGTGACATTTACGATAAGTTTACCTATATTATTGACAATTACGATAATTTGCCAGAGGTTGCTCTGTATTCTAAAGCAAATTTGTTTGATTATATAAAGCCGAGAGAGTTTGAATTAATAAAAGATAACAAGTCGTTTACCCCTTTGCTTACTTTGGAGCATAAAGTATATGAACCTGTTTGTTGGTACGAGAATGGACTTTACTGCGAGTTGAATAACTATTGGTATTTACACTATCACCCAGCGCGAAAGGCGGATGAATTAGTAAAGCTACTAGGTATGGATAAGAGGGAGTATAACAAGTTTGCACCAGGGAGTAATTACATAGTCCCACGTGAAAACATACTGAAGCATCCTAAATCGTATTATGAAAAATTAAGAAGCTATCTTGATTGGTCTGTTTATCCAGGGGAGGCACAGATATTAGAAAGGAATTTATATTATATATGGTCTATGACGTAGTCACTTATAACGGAGAGGAAGAACTTTTTGATATAAGATACAACACGCTTTATTATCTTGTTGACGAGTTTATCGTAGTAGAAGCACCAACTACCTTCTCTGGTAAGCCCAAGCCTTTGTACTTCGAACAGATAAGGCATAGATACCCAGATGTAAAATACTTTGTTATCAACGAAGATTATACAGAGGAAGAGATAAGACAGGCGAGGGAATCACCTAATACAGTTGGTGCAGAGCATTGGAAGCATGAATTTTTACAGAAAGAGAGTATAAAGAAGGCGTTAACCCACTTAGACGACAACGATATAGTTTACATAGGTGATTGTGATGAAATATGGAGCGTGGCTTTAGATCCAGGTGAAAAAGTGTTTAAGCTGGGGTTAGAGGTCTATACATACTTCCTGAATAATAGGTCAAGCGAGGAGTTTTGGGGAACGTTGTTAGCAAGATATAAAAATATTAAGAATGAATGCCTAAATCATCTAAGACAGAGCGCGAAAAAGACTAATTTTATACTAGGTTGGCACTTTACTAGCATGGCAAGAGATCTACACAGGAAACTTCTTGACAGTTATACAGAGGAAACCTACGCCAATAAAGATGTTATGGATAACCTACTCGTTAATATTGTCAATAACCAAGACTTTCTAGGTAGAGATTTTGAGTTTTGGTTGGATGAGAGTAACTGGCCAGATTATCTGACAAAAAATAGGGATAAATTTTTACATTTAATAAGAAAAGGAGTATAATTATATGAGAATACTTAATAATCGCATCCTTCTAAAGGCGGTTGAGCCAGAGAAGAGCGATATTATAAAACCTTACGAGGTTAAGCACTATGAGGTTGCAGGAGTGGGTCCAAAGGTCGAAGAGGTAAAAGTGGGTGATAAGGTACTGTATCAGCAGGGAGCTAAGGTGAATATATTAGGTGAGGATTATGTCCTTATCGAACCAGATGATTTAATTTGCGTACTAGAATGAAACAAATCAATTTTGAACCTAAAAACAAGCTAAAGGCAGGATTAGACAGAGTAGCAGATGCAGTTAAGCTAACAATTGGTCCAATGGGTCGGAATGTAGCCATTGAGAGGGGTGCAGAGCCACTTATTACCAATGATGGCGGTACTATCGCTCACGAGATAATACTAGGTGACAAGGACGAGAATATGGGAGCGCAGATAGTACGAGGGGTAATTAGAAAGACCAGTGAAAAAGTAGGCGGTGGTAGAACTGCAAGTGCAATTTTAACCCAAGCTATTGTCAAAGAGGGATTAAAACAAGCTCAATTTGGTATTAATATTAATGAATTTAAGCGTGGCATGGCTAAGGCTGTGTCAGATATTACAGAGGAGTTGAAAAAGAATGCGAAAGAAGTTCAATCTAAAGAAGAATTGGAACAAATTGCAACTATCTCAACTGAAGATAAAAAACTTGGAGCAACGATTGCGGATGTTGTCTGGCAAACAGGTAAAGACTCAATTGTAACAGTAGAGGAATCGCAAGGCTTAGATATTACCACAGAGGTCGTTGATGGTGTGAAGTTTGATAAGGGGTGGGTATCGCCTTATATGGTGACTAACCCAGAACGCATGGAAGCGGAGCTTAAAGATGTACCCGTACTTGTAACAGATAAGAAAATCTCAATTTATAAGGAAATATACCCAATTATTGAGAAATTAGCAGGTAAGGGGAAGAATAGTCTATTGGTTGTATGTGAGGATTTTGAGGGTGATGCTTTAAATAACAGCGTTTTAATGAAAATCAGGGGTGTATTTAACTTAGTAGCAGTGAAATTCCCTCTTATAGGCAAAGATGACTGGATAGAGGATATAGCAAAAAGCGTGGGTACAGAGATCATATCTGATAAAACAGGATTTACTTATGCCAATATAGGATTAGGATTAGCGAAGAAAGCAATTGTGTCTAAGGATAGTACAGTAATAATGGGGTCAGCAGACATAAAAGACCATTTGCGTAATCTTAAGTTATTAGCAGAGAATACAGAGAATGTGGTAGAAAAGGATAAATTGGAACGCAGGATAGCGGTATTGGGTGGGGGGATCGCTGTAATAAAGGTGGGTGCATCAACAGAAGCAGAAATGAAGTATCTAAAGCAGAAGATAGAGGATGGAGTCAATGAAAGTAAGAGAGCCTTAGAGGAGGGTGTGGTAGCAGGTGGTGATGTAGCATTTGTTAATGCGGTGAAGAGCTTAGAGTTATTACCCGAATCTGATCAAGGAATGGGGTATAATACAGTAGTAAGCTCGGTAAGCGAGCCATTTAAACAGATAATCAGAAACGCGCAAGGCTCCCCAGAGGTTATCCTAAATCAAATAACTACAAACAAGAGTAAAACAATAGGATATAACGCAATAACAGATAAGATAGAAGAAGATATGTTCAAAGCAGGGATTATCGACGCCCTAAAGGTAGTAAGAACTGTCCTTGAGAACGCAGTAAGTGGCGCAGGTATGTTCTTAACAATAGAAGCCACAGTTAATGAAAAAGTAGAAGAGAAAACTAAATTAGAATACTAATGGATATAAAACTACTTACTCCCTATGAGAAGAACGCCAAAAAGCATCCCCGAAAGCAAATAGAGCAAGTTGCGGCAAGTATTAAAGAGTTTGGATTCAATCAACCAATAGTTGTTGATAAGAATAATGTGGTTATTGTCGGTCACGGGAGACTAGAAGCGGCAAAACTGCTTGGCTTAGAAGAAGTGCCTATAATCACTGTAGATCTAACAGAAGAACAAGCAAAAGCGTACAGACTAGCTGACAACAAACTTAACGAATCAGAGTGGGATATGGGCTTAGTTATTGATGAGTTGAAGGGTTTAAGTGAGGATATGCTCGACCTTACAGGCTTTGACAAAGACCTAATACTAGAGCCTGATGAAAAGGATGATGAGATACCTGAAAATCCTCCAACAAGGGCTAAATTAGGCGATATATGGCAGTTAGGCAAGCATAGGGTAATATGTGGTGACTCTACCAGTTTAGAGGCAGTAGAGAGGCTAATGGACGGCTCTAAGGCTGATTTAGTAGTAACAGACCCACCGTATAACACAGGGATGGATGGTGAGGGAAAAGCGGAGAAAGCCTGGCTTTCTCATATGTTCAATGACAAGATAGAAAACTGGGAACAATTCCTTACTGATGTATTCGCTAATTGCTTTGCAGTTACCAAAGGACAGTGTGCTTTCTATGTGTTTATAGATTGGCGTAAGGTTGCAGATATTCGTGTTGCCCTTGAAAAACTAATGGAAGTTAAGAATGTAATAGTTTGGGATAAGAAGGTACACGGACTAGGTAGTGATTATAAATTTACTTATGAATTATGTGTAGTAGGCAAAAAGGGTAAGCCAGAGATAAATAATCGTTATGGCACAGATTATCAGGATATATGGCGTGTACAACGAGATATGGGTAGGAATGAAAACCACGCAACAGCCAAACCAATAGAGTTATTAGAAAAACCTATTATTCACGCTAGTAAGCAAGATGATATTGTATTAGATTTATTCCTCGGCTCAGGCTCAACTCTAATAGCTTGTGAGAAAACAGGAAGAATATGTTATGGAATGGAACTAGACCCTAAATATGTAGATGTAATTATAAAACGCTGGGAAGACTATACGGGTCAGAAAGCAGAGAAAATAAATGGATAAAAGAGATTTTACAACTAAATATAAATGGTGGGAGGACTTGGAAAAAAAACTTAAACTAGAACAGGCTTTTGCTATTGGTTGTACGGATAAAGAAGCTTGTAGTTATGCGGAAATTACGGAAGACCAATTATATTACTATGAAAATGAGATAAATAAAGAATTCCGAGTAAAAAAGCAAGAATTAAAGGATAAACCTATTCTAAAGGCTAAACAGACAATAGTTAAAAACTTAGAAGACCCAACTCATGCTAAATGGTATTTAGAAAAGAAAGCACATCAAGAGTTCGGACAAAGATTAGAGTTAAGTGGTGAAGTAACTAAAAAGATAATCTCAATAGATGAGTGATCATACACCAATACCACCAGCAGAGTTGGAGTTATTTAAGAAACTGCCTAGCCTAAAGGTTATATTTGATGTGGGTGCAAGAGCAGACTGTGACTACTTAGATTTAAAGCCTAAAGCAGAGTGCCATCTATTTGAGCCTAATCATTTATTCTTTGATGAGTTAAAGCAGAATGTAGGTAAACGAAAAGCATACTTAAATAACTTCGGCTTGAGTAATAAGTCTGGTTATTTATTTTATAACCAAGGAATACAAACAGTAGAGGGTAGTGAAGCATGGGCAGGCAATGGCGATATGAGAGTTAAAGTAAAGACCTTAGATAGCTACGCAAAAGATATACCACAAATAGACTTCCTTAAGATAGACACAGAGGGTAATGATTATAAGGTTTTATTAGGCGGTAGGAAAACAATACAAAGAACGCGGTTTATTCAATATGAACACTGGAACGACAAAGAGGAGTTTCATAAGCTATTAGAACCCCTATTCCATTTAGAGTATGTGGGTTACAGAAATGTATTGTGTATTAATACTAAGCTAGTGTCTAAACAGACTAAAGAGAGATTGATTAAATTTATAAGAGATAATGAATACTCAAAACTCGCCTAATATAGTTAAGTTTAGTGAGATGACACGCTTCTTTCCGAAGCAACAGGAAGCTCTAGACGCTAGTAAGCGGTTTAAATATGTATTATTCGGTGGCTCGGTAGGAAGTGGTAAGTCATACTGGATACGCTGGAGTTGTCTTTACTGGTTGATGTATTATTATAATAAATATGACTTAAAGGGTGTTAGAGCAGGTCTATTCTGTGAAGATTACCCTAGTTTAAACGATAGACACTTAACTAAGATTAAATATGAATTTCCTGACTGGCTTGGTACATTTAATGAAGCTAAGAAAGAATTTACCCTTGCACCCGACTATGGTGGGGGTATTATCGCATTCAGAAACCTTGATGATCCTAGCAAGTACCTTAGTGTAGAGTTTGCTGTTATCGCTATTGATGAGGTAAACCGTAATCCAAAAAGTACATTTGATATGCTTCGCTCTCGTCATCGTTGGCCTGGTATTAAAGACACCAAGTTTATAGCTGGCTGTAATCCATTAGGTGAGGCGTGGGTAAAGAATATGTGGGTTAAAAGGTTATTCCCTGCAACAGAGCAAGAGCAGTATGAGTTTGTATATGTACCAGCACTCCCAACAGACAACCCTCATCTACCACCAGAGTATTATAAGAGCCTAGAATCCTTACCAGATACCCAGCGTAAGGCTTATTTAGAGGGTAATTGGGATGCATTCGACGAAGAAATGGACGACAAAGGATATGTTCGTCTTGTTAATGATCGTGAGTTACAAAGCTCAATAGTGAATAATGGTGACCATTCAGGCTTCAGAATACTAGGAGTTGACCCTGCTGCGGGTGGGGATAACTCGGCAATTGTACTTAAGAGTGGTAACTTACAAGAGGTATTATTTAATCAGAAATTGCAGAACACTATGGATTTAGTGGGTGTTATCATGGAAAAATGCAGAGATTATAGCGTGGACTTGATTGTTATTGATAAAACTGGTATCGGACAAGGAGTTTTTGATAGGCTTAAAGATTTAGATTATAATGTAAGAGGGGTTTCTTTCGGTGAAAAGAGTGAAGATCCACAGTTTGGTAATCTGAAAGCAGAATGGCATTGGCGACAGCGTAAGTGGTTGTTATCAGGTGGCAGGTTGCTTCAAGATTTTGGTTGGAATGAATTTGAGGTTGTTAAGTATAAGAACAAAGACGGAAAGATAGTTATCCAGCCTAAAGAAGAATTATTTAAGGATGGTATAGCAAGTCCTAATTGTGTTGACGCAGCAGTTCTCACAATGGCTATCCCAGATCAAGCAATACAAGGACAAAGAATAATAAAAGCAAACAGAGGTCGTCCGTTCTACGATGCAATGGATTCTGTTTGGGAAGGAAAGTCAATTGACCGATTCATTGGATAACCAAGACTGGTATGGACAAGGGGTAGAAACCGACCCTATAAAGCTAGAAGAAGATGGCACTGGCAAGGCCATTATAATGAGGGTATTTGAGTTTACATTGCCACCTTTTGAAAACGATAACGACTTGCCAACCGAGGCAGAGCTTGTAGAGGCTCATAAGTCAAAAATTACAGCATTTTTGTGGAGAGATGAATTAGTACCAGTGATGGACTACAAGGCTGTTATCTCTGCTGATAAGAAGTCATTTAAGGTATTTGCTACAGCCCAAGCTAAGGCTGGCAGTAATGTACTAGAAAAACCACAACAGCTTAATGGATAATAAATATGTACAGGACAGATACGAGGAGTCTCGTAACTTCCTACAAGCTCGCAAAGAGCGACAAGTACGACAATTAGTTCTTTTAAATAACTTACAGCGAGGAGACCAGAATATAGCCTCAACGCTGCTTTTGACTTTATTTAACCGCCTAATGTCATCTACCTATGACGATAAGATACAGATAAAGTTCCTACCTTCTCAAGGGATAAATCAAGACCAAATAAACGCTTTCAATACATTATCCCAGTCAGACTATCTTGAAATGGACAAGGCACAGTTAGACTATGATTGGTTGTGGGACGCTTTATTCTTCGGTAGAGGTTATATGGAAACCCTAAAGTTTAACCTAAAGAAGAAGATAATGGAGCCTTGTGTTATAAATCCTTTAACATTCGGCTATGACCCTTACTTTGAAGACCCCATGCAGTGGCGTTATTACTGGAAATGGATTACTAAGAGCAAGATTGAGCTGGATAGATTAATCAGAAAGGGTGTTGTTACAGGGATTAAGTCCACAGACGAGATTATGGGTGGTGTAGATGAGTACTTATGGAATTATAAGACTGTAAGAGACCAAGCCAACAAAGCCATCGAACCACCACCAGAGTCAGCAGGTGGGGATATATTCCAAATATTAGAGTTTTATAGCTACAACGAAGAGGGTAAGAAGCAGGTTTGCTGGTATGATAGGGGTATGACCAAGGAGCTGTATAAAGAAGTACTAGATTTAGCGCCAGAGGATGGTGGAGAAGGCGATGAATGGCCAATAGTCATTAAAGAAACCTTTAGAGAACCACACTCAAGTGTTAACTTCTCGGTAGCAGATCTTCTAGAGGATAAACACAGAGCAAAGAGTGTATTGTTAAACCTTGCATTTATAGCGGCAAAAGACAGAGCAAATCCTATTTATGGATATAACCCTGATAAAGTAAGAGATATAACACAGTTCTTCTCTAGGCAGATCAACCAGCATATCCCAATGGATGATGAATCTGCAGCTTGGCCAATAAATACACAGGATCCAATGAGTGCAGGTTTAATCCAGTTCATTTCAATGCTTCAAACAGAAGCTAACGACCCTATGGGTACTGGAATGGTTGGGCAACCTATACAGGATCAGGGTAGTGATACCGCGACAGAGGCAGCTATAACCCAACAAATGAATGATATGGCTCAATCCCTGATTAGTAAGGTTGCACAGTTCGGAGAAGCACGCTTCTGGAGCCACTGGTTTCATAGATACGCAAAGCACGCAGATGAATTGGGTGAGAAGACAGCAAATATTGTGGGAGTTAAGGGTATAACTAGCGAGATTATAGACTTTGAGAACTTTAATACTGATTACCCTCCTGGTGTTATGGTGTACAGTGCTAAAGAAGCAGAATACAAAGAGTTAGTGTTAAGGCGAGATTTAATGCAGTTGTATCCACAACTAGCCCAGACACTAGACCCAGATGGACTCCGCAACTTTAACAAGCACGTATTCTTCCCTAAGTTCTTACAAGACCCAAGTTTGATTGATATAATGCTTCCGAAGACATTGGATGAAATGAAAGCAGAAGATGAGAATGAAATGTTAAAGAAAGATGAGTATGTAGAAGTATCACCGACAGATGACCACACTACCCATATCTATGTTCACCAGATGATACAGCCAAAGACGTGGGCATTATGGTTTCACTTAGCAGAACATGAGAAGTACTTAGCAGAACAGAAGGAGCAGGAACAGATGGCTATGCAACAACAGCAAATGACAGCGGGGCAGACCGCACAACAACCAACCAATGGAACGCTGAACGTAGGAGCAGAAAAAAGGTCGACTCAAGCCGCAGCGAGTCCATTAAAGACAGAAATTAATCCTAAAAACTCGATAAAATAATGGCTAAAAAGATTATAGAAGAAGAGGTTGCAGAAGAAACTACTGAAGAAGTAGTCGCACCTCGCTTAACAAACGATTTCGGACGAGATGACTTGAACGAAATGCGTGATGCAATTAACGAATTATACCAACGCTAATGAGTTTACAGTATGCCCCAAAATTACCAATAGATGCAGGTGGAAATTCAATGCAAGAGTTACCCTCTGCAGTAAAGGCTAAAGCTACCTACGGTTCTGAAAATGCCTCTACCTCATCTGTTATTAGTGTCACCCATGATACAACAGGTATTGAGGTGGCAGCAGTTACAACAGCAGCAGTATTGCGTTGGATAGCTCGGTCAGATACAGCAGCCAGCGTGATTAGTGCAGCAGGTACAGCTAACTTTGACCATGTTGTACCAGTCGGACAAGTTAGGCGCTTTGCTATCCCAATTGAAGTTCAAGGATCTAGTCCAGCCTCCGTTCAAGGTGCTAATCGTGCAAATGGTTTGTACCAACGTGTAGCAATTAAGTCAGTAGGTGTAGGCTCGGTCTTACTTACTGAATATGGACTATCCTAATGAATATCAAGGGAGATAGTGGAGCATTTGGCTCTAAGTCAATGATGAATAAAATTGGAAAATTACAAGCTAAGAAACCAGCGTTTAAAGGACTATCAAGCCCAATAAACCCTAAATATACAGCAAAGAATATTCGAACGAGACTTAGCAACTTAGCTAACAAAACATTTTTCAATTAAAGGTCGCTTAAATAATTAATCAATAACTTATAAATTATGGCAATTAGATTACCCTTACAAGGTGTATTGGACTACGACGACGTAGGAAACCTCGGTGCTTCCTCTGTATTCGGTGGTGTAGCAAAAAGCTTTGTTCTACCACAAGATACAGATAACGTAGTAGTTAAATTTACAGCTTCTACAGCTGGTGGTGGCGTTAGTGCTACCTTCCAGACTTCAGATGATGGTGGTTCAACTTGGTACGATGTCGCTCGCACCTCTGTTGTATCCAATGCTAATAACACAACCGCACAATGGCTTTCAATCCCTGTTGTCGGTGCTGGTATTGCAACTGGTGTAAACCAGCTTAACTCTATCTTGAGCGTAGCTCCTGGTAGTGCTGCAGCTTCTACACTAGGACAACGTCAGGTTTCAGGTCTTCCAGTTATGGGAACTGTAAACCGAGTATTCTTGCGATACGATGCAGCTATTACTCAAAACCTATTAGCTCGTGTCCAAGTAAAAGCTAACTCTCAATCCGCTACCGCCTAACAACTATGAATAACTCTAAATTTGTAATTGATAATGCTCTCACTGATGCACCTGTGGCAGATTTAATGCCCCAGATTCGTCAGAGAGAGACAGAATTAGTTGCAATTCTAGAGGCTATCAAAGCAGTTAAGGCAAGTGAGTATTGGCAGACGCTTCAAGAAAAGGTATTTAATAGGGACTTAGACAAGCTAACAAGGCGACTAAGAACCGAAAAAGATACTATTGAAATGTATCGGTTACAGGGTGAGGTTACATGGGCAGAGAAATACAGCCTTGAGAACCTAGAGAACCAGTGCCGAAACGAATTAACTAACTTAAGAAATCAACTACAATGACAGAACAACAACAACCACAAGTACGAGTAGAAAGAATGGGGACTAAGGCAGAGCCTTACGTTCGACATTACCCACAAGTAATTGGAGGAGTATGTGAGTTTTGCGGTGTAATTGATAGAAATAAGCCATCAACAGAACAGTATAAACTTTGTAGTCACTATAAGGACTTGGAGTTGCGATGCTCGTACTGTGATGAGACTAAAAATCCTACGGACGTGATTTATCGTTCAACACTAAATATTACAGATCATCCCCAGAATCCTGGAACTCTAGTAGTATGTTGCGATAGCTTTACCTGTTTAGGTAAGCACCAAGCACGTTTCCAAAGGTAACTCCCTATTTATAACTTGGTCAGATATACCTAGTGAAATTATTAAGACCACTCTCTTAAGGCAAGGTTCGCCTCTTGCGTTAATGCAAAATATATATGGCAGATGATTTTTTAGAAGAGTTGGGAATTGACTCGGAGGAAACTCAAGATAATTCCGAGCAAGTTAATAAAATTGAAAAACGGATAAGTGAGTTAAATAAGAAGGTTATCCTTACTGCAAAAGAGCGTGATGATCTAGCTAAAGCAAAAGAAGAATTACAGCTAGAAAAAGACACTGCTATCAAAGAGAGAGATTTCTACGCAGGTTTTGCGGATTCTATCGCTAAGTATCCTGGTGCTAATGAGTACAAGGAAGCTATCAAGGAAAAGGTATTGGCAGGCTATGACCCAGAGGATGCAACTATTGCTGTTCTTGCAAAAGAAGGTAAATACGCTCCACAGGTGCAAGAAGCTCAAGCTGAAGTACAAGAAAGTCCAGTTGGTGGTAGTGCAGTTAATCAGATGAATCTTAAGGGTGAAAAAGCCCCACAAGAGATGAATCGTGAAGAGCTAAGAGCCGCCCTCGTAGAAGCAGAGAAAAGGGGAGAACTTTCTATCTAACCGCTTCATCCTCGAAAGGATAATAAATTAATGGCTGTTACAGCTCGTGGAACGGGTTGGGGTGGAGCCTCAAACAACACCTCTGAACTATTGGTTTCTTACATCAATGAAGAAATCCGTGTTCTAGAACCTGAACTACAATACGCTCGTTTGGGCGTTAAGAGGGATGCCCCTAAGGGGTACGACAGGATCACTTTCCCTCAAACTAACCAGTTACCTGTCAAAATTAATACCTCTATGGTCACTGTTGGTGGTCCTGGTGGAGCCGCTGGTGGCGGTTCTGTATGGGGTAGTGGTGCTAGTGTTATTGGACAAGCAGATATCGCTCCAGGCGCTCCTGTTTCTTCAACTGCTGGTGTTGCCGCAATTACTGAAGGTACTAACCCTACCGCAATAACTTGGGGAGCTACAGCTTACTCTAGTGGTCCTGCTCAATACGGTATTCTAGTATCTGTTACTGACCTTTTGGTTCATAACAGTGCTATCGAAGTAATCGACTCTGCTTCTCGCCAAGTACGTAATGCACTTGCTCGCTTAGTCGATACTGTAATCCAAGCAGTAGTTAACTCTGGTACTAACGGAGTAATCTACGCTGGTGGTAAGACAAGCCGAACCACTTTAGGTGCTGGTGATACCTTCACTCAAACCGAAGCTGGTCGTGCTTACAAAATGTTAGCTTCTGCTAACGCTGCAGGTGTTGCTCCTTTCAGTGGCAACTACTACGCAGCAGTAATCCATCCTCAAGTTGAAGGAGACTTTATGGCTTCTACTTCCACAGGTGGATTTACAGACGTAGGTCGTTATACTTCCGTAGATGATCTTCGTGCTGGTGCTGTAGGTGACTTCCGTGGTGTTCGTTACCTCCGCAGTGCTTATGTTAACTTTTTTAACTCAACTGTTCCTGTATTCCCTACAACCTTTGTGGGTGATCAGTCTTTCGGTTGGGGATTCTTCCAACAACCAACTGCTATCATGGTAACCACTCCTGACAGCAATAACCCATTGAACCTTTACAACTCAATCAGTGGTAAAGTAACTCTTGGTGTTACTCGTTTCGAAGATACTGTTAGCACACAACGCATTCAACGCGTCGAATCAGCTATTAGCAACTAATAGTTGACTTTTACTCCCCATTGTATTGCCAGTGGGGAGAATTAAGTAAATTATTATAATGACTTTAGCTAACGTATTATCATTCGCACGAGCGCAGGCACAAACAGACTCCAATGGGCTAACCGATGCCAATGGGATAATTTTTGCCAATGAAGCCTTGCAGGACTTTCACAGAAGGCTTGTTTCAGCAGGTGTAGATGCCTCACAGCTCCAAGAGAGTTACACAAGTGGTGCAGCAAATCAGGGTACTTATCTTTATCCAACCAATATGCTTTTCCTGAAGGCTATTGAGCTTGATTATTCAGGCGCAGGTGGGGCTAATTATAAGACTGCACAGCAAGTAGATGTATCTAATCTGCCTTTTGGTGGTACTGGTTCGTTCTCTTGGCTAAGACTTAACGCAGACACCTATAATCCATTATTTGATGACAGGGGTGACTGGTTTGAGATATTTCCAACACCAACGACAATAATAAATAATCTAATCCGTATCTTCTATTTCTTAAAACCAACAGATTACACAGCGACCTCCGACACAGTAGCTTACCCAGAGAACCTTGATACTGCTCTTTTAGGGTGGAGAATAGCGGCTATGTATTATTATGCTTTGAATAAAATGATCGAGGGTGATGCCTTTAATCAGAAGTATGAAGAAAGAGTTGAACAGTATATAGCAACCTTGTCTAGGGGTACACAACAACCATTACAGGCTACCCCGATTCAAGATGCAGGGTGGGGCTACTAATGGCATGGACAGATATATCAAAACCAAGTTCCCAGACATATACAAATGCAAACCCTCAAGGCAAAGAGCAGTATGATGAGCCTAGTTTAACCTATGATGATGTAAGTGTGTTCTATGATGGGGTTAATCCATCACAGTACACAGGCATATCAAAACCAACCAGTTCAGTATGGACAAATATAAGTAAACCAACATAATGGCATATCCAAGTACCTTTTCCAGCTTTAATAGACCAACAACAAGTGATAGGTTAAATAACCCTAGTCACTCTGCTTTGCATAATACAGTTTCCTCTGCATTAGGACAGGTGGAGGCAGTAATTGGTTTATCGGGAGATTCTTCTACTTTAGGTACTATAATTGGTGATTTAAGAAGTCCTGATAGTAATGGTGGTGGACACATTCAGGCAGTTAATAAGGGTGGTACAGGACAGACTTCTTATACAAAGGGTGATTTACTTGTAGCTACCTCTAGTTCTGTATTGGCTAAGTTAGTGGTAGGTTCAGATAATCAAGTTTTAATTGCCAACAGCTCTACAGCATCGGGTGTTAATTGGGGTGTGCCTCAAGCAACTAAGATATCAGCTACTGCCTCAATTATTACAGTGGTAGGTGTGGATGGTACTTTTCCCGACACTTCAATACTATCCGTTACAATTCCAGGTAGCACACTAGGAACTTCTAACGTCATTCGTTATACGGGTCTGGTTAATAATTATACTGGTGGGAGTGGTGCATCGGTACTAACAAAAGCTTTCTATGGAAATAATCAAATAGGCTCTGTTCTTATAAGACCAACAGCCAATAGTGCTGGTAGTATTTTTGGTGAGATTAAAGTAACATTGTTCGCTAACAATAGTGATTCATTGCAGAGAGGAATTTTAGAAGTTAATTTGCGAAGAACTAGTGATACATACCAGAATCTTGCTTCTGTAATTGCCTTGCGCAATATGAATACTACATCCGTACAGAGTTCAGCTAACCAGACGCTCGGCGTTGTTATCACTCCGTATGGGGCGGGTCAAAATATAACTATTGACGGAACTATCGTGGAGAAAATAGTCTAATGGGTAATAATGTACAAACATTAGTCATAGACAACTTCAGGGGGTCTTTTACCGAGCTACTTGATGGTGATATAAACTCTGGTCTCGCAAATATAATCAGTAGTTCTGGTTATAATTCTTTTCATAAACCTGGTAATTTAACATGGAGCGAAGATCCTGTACAGATAGATCCAAATGCCAGTGTTATTACCGACCTTATAATGGCTGGAAAGCCACGAGTCGAAAGTGGTATAACCTATGTCTATACTATTGGTCACACGGGACGCCTTTATAAGATACAGGTCAATGACCCTACTACTTTTAATCCTGATTATGATAATCCCGTTCTTCTCGCAACACTTTCTATTAACACACCTACCTTTACGAGAGGTGGTTTTATAGACTTCTATGGGGCTACAGAAAAGATTTACATTGGACACGACAAGGGTGTTACCTCAATTAACTTTGATGGTTCGGGTGAGGCATTTGTTGGTGCCTTAGGAAGCTGGACGCAGAACGTTCCAAGACCACTAAAGCAGTTTACGGGTGTCCTTTATGTAGGTAATGGGGAGAATATCGCGGCAATTGATACAACAGCAACAGTTACAACTTACGCTAAAATAAATCCCGCTTTCCCTAAAGGCACACAGCTAAGGGACATGGATATATCTATCGACGGAAATTATATGCAGTTTGTCGTATCCTCACTTGCACAAGCTGATATAACTACTACAACGCAAGACACCTCAATAATTTCTAATCTAGGTTCTTTTATTTATTACTGGAATGGTATCGAGCAGGCTGTTACTGCCACTACAAGCTTCCCATTAACCAACCTTACTGCAAATATCATTTTTGGTAATTCACAATACGTCTTTGGTTATGACATCCGTGGACCTAATTTCTTTACACCAGTAAGTCGTATATCAGCATCCGCAGGTGATTCTAATTTCGGAGAGGTTGCCTTCCCCAATGCAATTATGTCGGACGGAGAAATGCTTGCCTTTGGTACTAACTTGTATTTTGAAGGAGCGTTAGAGTTCCTATATAGCGTATATGGTACTTACGATAGTTATATAGGTACAGGCTACTGGTCGCCTATGAGCATGAGACCAACAAGCCCAGAAACGGATATCGTTCACGTTCCTTATTTACAGTCAGTAACAAACTTCCTGCAAGGTATTTCCTCTAATGGTTATACAAGTAATATATACGGAACTTCTACTGTTTATTTCTCAACAATGGAAACGTCGTCCGCTCCAACCACTAAGTACAGACTTTATAAATGGTCAGCAACGAATAACGGACTTAATAGGGCATCTTCATATAACTACTACCAGACACAGGCTCAAATATTCAGTAAGAAAATAATTGTAAAAGAAGTGAGAGTGTACGGAGACCCTTGGGTGGCTAATAATGAATTTAGCGTGGATTTACTAGGCAGTGGGGACAATGTACTGCACACAGAGACCATGACAGCAGGTTCTAATTTAACAATAGGTGATGATTTTTATTGGTTTAACCCTGTTACTAAACCAACTTATAAACTTTCAGTTGGTATAATGAATATAGGTACAGCCAACAATGTAATTGACAAAATTGAGATAGATTATGCAACAGCAGGTAAATAACAACGCAGTCGGATTAGATAAATTAATTGATGACAGAATCAAGGCTGTTTTACCAATATATTTAAGTGGTAATGCGTTCACACAGAGAAAGGTAACAGATACACCCAACGATTCGTTAGAAGTAGTAAATAGAAAATTTGTAACATTAAATGGCGCAGTAGCCGATAGACCAACCTCGTCAGTTGCAGTGATCGGGCAAACTTACTTCGCTACTGATACTAATATACCTATGACTTACAGCTCCACAGGCTGGAGAAATGGAGTAGGCTCAATAGTAGCACAAGCATAATATGGCAGTAACTAACAATAAATCAACAAAATCAGCCTCAACAAAACTATCTAGTGATTTAGCAACAGCAAAGGCAAAAACAACTGGAATGGACACCAGTCGTATTAACAGTGCAGGAACATATCAGGAGTTAAGTAGAATTTCTAAAGGTACAAGAAAGTCTAGTGATTTACTGCCTCCTGGTTATAAAGAGGGCGTTGGTATAGAACCCACACCAACAGTTGCACCTATGGCAGAACCAACTCCTACTGTTGCTCCTATTCAAGAACCGCCACAGGCAAACGCAGGGGTTATTACACCACAAGAAGCACTGAAGAACGCACAGGCATCAGGAACTCCACCACCACAGGATAGTGGTGAGGCTCGCTCGCAGTTGGGTAAGTTTATGCCACAGGCGGGTGCGACCTTTTACAAACCGTCAGCTGATTCAGCACAGGTTTATGATGCATCAGGTAAGGCTTTGTCCTATGACCAATATATAGCAGCAGGTGGCAAGGCAGACTTCTCTAATGTTCAGGCAGGGTTACCAGATAACGCAATAACAACTCAAGTAGAATCAAGTCCTGAATATCAGGCTCTTGTTGAGTCTAAAAAAGAATTTGACGATGTTCTTAATCAAAGACAGTCACTAACACAAGAGTATGAAGCCTTATCCAAAAAATTAGGCATTGACTCGATTAATACAGAGTTGATGAATATGAAGAACGTGATTGAGGGTACAGAGGATGATTTACGTACTGAAATTACTAAAGCAGGTGGATTTGCGACAGAGAGTCAGGTACAGGCTTTAACAATGGCTCGCAATAAACAGCTAGTTAAGAACTACAACAATCTCTTAGAAACCAAGCAAATGGCTATGGAGACTTTGAATACAATGATTGGTTTGGCAGCACAGGACAGGCAGTTTGCTATGCAGGCAGTTAGCCAGAAACTTCAGATTGAGCAACAAATCCTCAACTACAAGACTATGATGCAGCAGAATGCCCAGAATCAATTAAACCAAATTGCACAGCAATACGGTTATGGTGCTTTAATGACTGGTGATCCATGGCAAGACGCTTTAACAGAAAAAACTCTTGGTCTTGGTCAAGGCGGTTTAAGTACGCTTGTTGGTATGAAAACCTTAGAACAACAACGATGGGATCAGCAAATGGGATTCCAGCGTGAACAGTTTGAATGGAGTAAGACAATGGATATGGCAAAGATAGGAGCCAAGGTAGATGCTAATGGTAATATTACAATGCCAGTACCTGGAGAAGAAGAACTAACAGTGGACGAAATTAAAAAATGGACGGATCTAGGTTATGATGTGTTCCCAGGTATGACCCAATCTGATTTGAAAGTTATGTCTCCAACTAAAGGATTGCAATTAAAACAAGATGCAAAGAGTCTGGCTAGTGAGATACAGTCCATGCTTACTGAAGGAAAAGGATTAAGTGCTATAGGTTTTTCTAGAAATATTTATGGATGGGCTATGTCGAGAATATCAGGTACAAATGCAAAGAAAATGATGAATAGTATAGATGGGTTAAAATCACTATTATCTTTGGATAATATCAAATACCTAAAGGGTCAAGGTGCTATATCTGATGCTGAACGATTAACTTTAGAGCAAGCATCTAGTAGGTTAAATGCGGGATTGAAGGAAGAAGACTTCCAAAAAGAATTAGATAGAATTAGAGCAGCCTTGAGTCAACCAGCACCAGAGAATCCTAGTGCTCTTAGACAACAGTTTGAGCAGTCACAAACTAACCAAGTTAAGGGTATGCAACAGCAAAATATCATAGGTAAAATGCCAACTATCCAAATGGATAACAAAAAGGTAGCTTTATTGCCGCAGGTCTACCCACAAGGCTCGACTGGTGGTCAATGTGGGGTTTGGGTAAGAAGTATAGTTGAAAGACAGGGACTAACTTATCCTCGTGTGGGCGATACTTTAACAGAAAAAGCCCGCACTGTACAAAAATATGGTCTTCCAATAACTCAAGCTCGTCCTGGCAGTGTTTTGATTACGGCAGAAAATAAGAAGACTGGACACGTTGCTTATGTACTAGCAAGAACTGCACAAGGTGTTTATGTGGCAGAAAGTAACTATGGCTTAAATGGAAAGGTAAGTTATGGACGGTTTATACCATTTAACTCACCAATTGCACTGGGTGTAATTAATCCAACAAGAGCATGACAAAACAAGAAGAGATTTTACTTAGGAAAAAAGCAATGGATTGGGGTTATGATGCTAATAAAACCAATCAATTCATAGAATTTGCAAAGCAAAAACAAGAGATAACTCGAACCCCAGTAGAACAAGATCAACCTCAACAAGACGGTATCTTAAAATCAATTATCAAAGATCCTATTAAAGAATTACTTGTTAGACCAGCTGTCCGTGCCACTCAGGCTGGTATTGCTGGTGTAGGCGGTGCTATTGGTAAGCTAACAGGCAACGAAGCTCTCAAAAATAGAGCTTTAGACTTTTCACAACAGGAACAAAATGTCTCCCTACCGTTGTTGGGTAATTTTAATATACCTGGTCAAAAAACAGGAATGGCTGGCGCAAAGCAGATTGGTGGCGATATATTAAAGTCAGCTTCTTATCTGTATACTCCAGGTGCGGCGGCGGGTACGGTAAAGGCAGGTTTAGGTGGTGCGGTGAAAACAGCAGCGATGCAGGGTGCAAGGGGAGGTGCGATAGGACTAGGTGCTTATCAGACTGGACAAGCATTACAAGA